ACCATGTTAAATTGATTAGCTGTTACACTGCATGTGATTGCAGAAGGTATTGCCGGTTGTGGTGGTATAGGACTATCATCATCACAAAATATACTATACACATCGTATTTAGGTAAATTTTGATATTGACATCCTACTTCAGTTCCACCGGGACCAGCTGTACTTGGATTACAAGCACTACCTGCAGCATCAGTCATAAATAACATTACGCTTCTAAAATTAGGATCTGAAAATCTATCACCTAATTGAGAAGCCGCTCTGTTTGTTAGTATTGTATCTGCATGACTCATTCCTAAACATATGTCAGTACCAGAACTTGGAGCTGATGCATAATATGCGTCTGCTTGTGCAACTGTTACTGTGTTACTCATGCTAAATCCATTAGGATTTAAACTATCTACAAAAGTACCATCACCCCATTTTGTAAAACCAACTTGTATAAAACCACCAGCCATACCTGCTACTATAACAGGATCAGTTAAAAACTCATGAACAAATTGTCTTTGAGCTTCAATTCTTCCACCTTGCGTAGTACTGGTAGACCAGTCCATTGCAATAACAATATCAAGCAAACAGTTAAATGTATTTGATGTTACAGTTGCTGCAACTTCTGAAATAATAACTTGAGCAAGTTCAGTATTTGAAACTGTTTTGACACATTGAACTGTGTTTGGATCAAACGTATATCCTGGAGGACAAACAGGTGTTATTGATTGACCTGATTTGATAGTTAAAAAATGATCATAAGAAGGCATCACCCATTCAGGATGCCAATCATGGAATGATAACCATATTTTTAATTTTGGATCATAACTTACTGTCCATCTAATTTCTTCTAAAAATTCTTTAATATCTATTTTTGTCAAAACAGGACCTAATACTGCAGGTGCTCTTACTATACAAGTACATGTATTTTCTTCTACATTAGTAATACAATCTTCACTGCATGGTGATGCTGGTGAATTTTCAGGTGGATCTAATTGAGTATTCTCACAAAATCCAGTATCAGGATTATATACAAATCCGTCTAATGCGCATATTGAAGTAACAACATTTTTTTCACAAACTCCACTAACAGAATTATAAGTATATCCTGCAGGACAGTTATAAATATATGCAGCACCATAGCACAATGAATCATTAACATAAAATCCGTCACCATTAACATATACTAAACAATTTGCGATTGCGTCAAATTCTGCAGTTGGTTTGTAATCTTTTTTAGTAAAGTATAATAAATCATATTGTGAATCAAACACTGTTTGAATTGATATACCTTCAACAACATTATCATACAACGGAAAGTCTGGATATTTTTTTAATAACGGAGATGGAAGATTTTCTAAAAACCAGTATTTCATACCATCTTTAGAAATATCATTCATTCCACCACCAGTATAATTAATTACTTTACCAGTTTCTTGAGATACCCAAAACAATCCATAAGGAGTATTTACTGCAGACTTACTTGAAATACATGTTCCATAATTAAAAGCATCATCTGCATTTACAAGTGACTGCATGTTTTGCTGAAACAATCCTGCATCACCTATTGTAAATTTTACACCACCTTGTGTTTGTAAAGTATCAACTCCCACAAACTGCGTAGGTTCAATATCTTCATATAAAATAATAGCTCCCTGAGCATTTAATGTTTTGATAGTACTTATTTTTCCTTCAAAATCTCTGTAGTTATTTTGTAAATAATTTCTCCAGTTATCTCGTTTAAGTCCTTCTTGCTGTTGTAATGAATATACAACTCTCCTTGGGAGGTATTGAAAACATGTTTCATACAAGGTTGGATCATAGTCCCTTGGTAAGATATTTGACCAGGAAGCAAAGTTACTGTACAATTTGGATGCGCTAAGTGATAAGTCATATTCATAATAAATTGGTCTTGTTATAAGGTCGCTTCTAAACATTGTGTCCAAATCAGTAAACGAGTTACCAACAGGATCATAAAACTTTTCCCATGGTTCTTCACCATAATCTCTAAATGCTACATTTAATTCTGACTCAGTAAAAAAGTCTCTTACACCACTAAATGATAAATACATCCAAGAATCATAAAAACTTGAATTAACTAACTGACCAGTATTTACTTGACCACGAGTATCTAAATCATAATATTTACCAGGAGAATTAAAATTAAATTGTGGAAAAATTACAGCTGACCAGTCAAGAGCTACATCAAATCTTGAAGCATCATATCTTGTAGAATCTAACCAATATGTAGGTAACGGTCCATTTACATAATTTTTATAATTCCACTCTGTTCCATTTGGTACATCAATCAACCACGTGTTAAAGAAGTAATAAGTATTTTTTTCTGTATATCTATTAATATAAACATCTCCACCAAATATTTGAGATGTTGAATTTGGAATTAATACATTTTGGTTTACAGAATATACACATGAGTTAGTTGGAATTTGTACAATCGCTTGAAGTTGACCATATTGATTTTCATAATCAACTTTTATTGCACCATAATATGATGCTGTATTTTGTGTATATATTTTTGATATGTTATTAGGATCAGCAATTAATTGTTTTGAATTATCAACATTAAATGTAAAAGGAACAGATGTTTGTGTTTGAATTGCTAAAAATTTATTTCTATTATTATTATTAATTCTTTGGGTAGAATTAAAATCTTGCAATCCTGAACTAACATATTTTGCCCCTTGTGGTGCAATAGGTCTGGTGATAGATGGTTGTAATGCTCCAGGAACATTTGTATTTACTACATTAGCATGACTATTGTAAAATGAATGACTATTTAATTGAATTACACAATCGTGAAAATTAATCATTTCATACATAATGTCAATACAAACTTGCAATGCTTGTAAAAAAGTATATGATGCAGTTAATCCTGCAACAACAATAGTAGCAATAGTTGCTGCAATATTAATGACACCAGTACTACCTGATTGAGCACCATTTGCAGCAGCATTAATATTATTTTGAAGTATACCTGCTATTACGTTTGCAGTACCTCCAGCGGTTGCTGTTGTTAAGTGTGTATCATAACTTCCAGTTCCTGGAGCTGCACCAGGAGTTCTTAAAACATTTTCTACACCAATTCCGTAAGGTGCTCCCCACTGATGTGTTTCACCACCTAAATATGTTGAATGTCCTGTAGAACCTGTTGTGACAGATTGATTACCAAATAATGTTAACAACGCAATACCTGTAGAAACAATAACAGCTACTGCAAAAAAATCATCATGTATAAATTTAAAGCGTGGATGTTTATATGGAATAATACCATATATTTCAGCTAAACCAATTTCTTCAGTATAAAGTTTTATATGTCCACCACCACCTACATATGGTCGTACTAAATTATTTTCAGGTGCATGAAATGAAAATATAGTGTCTTGCACTTGCAAATTATTGTTGACTGTATTATTATAAGATTGTAAAAAAGGATCTGTTGTAGTAACATCATTGTAAGGATAATTTTGAAACAAACCTTTTTGAGTTACAGTATTTTGCATGTCATACTGTATCATATTATTAAACATGCCTTTTGCAAGAATGCTTCTGTTTCCTTCACGCGATCCACGAAGAATTTCATATCCTACAATATCTTCAACTGGCACACCATCGTTATCAACCGGTTGTTTTATATTAGTAAACTCTACACCAAGAATAATTATTCTTGTACCTGTTGTGTCATGTATGTGAATAGTTTCATTAGAAGGCATCTTGTGATGTCTAATTGGTTCATTACATAAGTCACCCCATATTTCAGGATGATTATTAGGATACAACTCTGAAGATTCCCAATATGCCATGTCTCCACGAGCAACAATTACACCACCATCAGGTCTATCTTCAGCTGGAGTACTCGTAATAGATGACGTATCATAAACTTGCCATGTACGTCTACGAGTATTAATAAGTAAATCAGGATTTGATATTGGTAATAAAACAAGATCACTGGCTGTCGCTTGTCTTCCGGGAATATGAAACGATGCAGAACGAGCACCTGTTTTATATACCCATCTAATAAAAAATGAATATACCTCATCTCTGTAGTATCCTACCTCATGTCCACCATCCCAGTAATAACTTGCTGGATATTCTACTGCAACCCAATTTGTTTGTATAAGATTTGCTAACGGTTGATAATTAATAAATGCTTGTGAAGTGACACCTGATCTTAACAAGTATCCTGCAATATCAAACATTTTTTCACTCTTCTCATATATCACTTTTCTTAAAGGAATAAGAGATAACTCAACTGTAATTAAAGAAGCATTGTATAAATCTAAATGCACTTTTCTTTGAGTTGTAGAATAGTATCCAATTTTTTTAGCAACAGATTGTTGATTAATAGTTGCAATAACTACTAACTCATATTCGTCAAAATTTGGATCTAAGTTGTCTACAATTATATCAATTGATCCGCCCATTCCAGTGTGGTCCCATAATGATTGTGCATTACTTGGCATACTGTAATCAGTAAGTTTAATACCGTTCTCAGAATATGCAATAACTGCTTGATAAGAACCATTGTTTAATTGTCCAGAACCTTGTGATTTATTTACAGTAACACATGGTTGTTGTATTAATGGATGCAATCTTAATGCATCACAATCTAATTGAGATGTGCAACATTCAGCACCACATGCATCTGGATCTGGTATAAGTTCGTTAATATTAAGACATACATCACCAGGTTCTGACACATCATATCCTTCAGCAATATTAGTCACATCAAGACTTCCTTCTAATACACATATAGTAATACTTTGTCCATAATCTAAATTTGGAACTTCAACTAAATCATTATTTTCATTTATATAAAAAATACCAGTTGATATAATAGGCATTGGGGGAGTTTCTGGTGTCACTACTGGACAATTGACTCTGTAATCCCATAATGTACTTGGATCATTTCCTATACAATTTCCTGTAATTCTTACAGTACAAAAATCTGTTGTAGTAAATTTATTAAATGAAATTGAAGAAGGTTCACCAGCTTGATCACCACATCTACAAGTAGGACATACACCAGGAGTACCAGCACCTGAACCCGCAGGACCAGTTGAAATACAACCGGTATCTAATGTAGGAGGATCTGTATTAGGATCTGCATCAAACCATACTTGCATTCTATCTTCTTGTACAAAAAAACAAAAATCAATAGTAACAACTCCAAATGTTGGACCTAAACTGTGTTGAGTTGTTACAGTTTGATTTCCACCTGATACTGGTGCAACAGCTGTTCCACAAAGGTTTGGAGGTATTGCTTTAGTAACAGTATAGTTGTTCCATGTTTTATCTACATTAACAAGTTGTGGATAACATATGTATGGAATTTTATCTGAATCCAAATTCATTACTCTATCAGGATTCAAATTATCTTGCCAGTATACTGAATAAGAACAATCATAGTTTTCTTTAGAAGCTCCGGTAATTAAATTAAAAGTACTAAAGTTTAAACATGCATCATTAACAAGTGTTCTATATGAACAATCTGCCTCATCAAATATTCCAATTTCAGAATTTACATTATCTGTTGAAAAGATAACCCATTCTGTTTGAGTTTTATGAATAATACCAATTACTGTATATGGAAATGTAGAACATTCTAAATTAGATTGCTCATTACCAATTGCTCCTGCTTCCCCATTATGAGCATTGTTAATTGCATTAATAGCATTAAACCAAACGCCATCAGGTACATACACATCGGTAGTATCCTTCTGCATTCCTTTTATAAAACTATTAATCAATCGTGGGTTTCCTGTATTTTTAGTTTCCTCAGCCATGTCTTAGTACATATAACTTTTAAACATGTTATAATAATTGTGATATTGTGCTCTTCTATTCATTTCCCATAAGTCTTTCATTTCTCTAAAGTCAGGAGTATTGACAAATGATAATGCATTAGCACGTGCACCACGTAGTTTTTGTTCCATTAATTGTAAATGATTGGCAACATTTTCACCACTCATAAACAAGTTTTCATAAATACGTTGTTTAATTGCGTACTCATAATATTCATTACAATAAGGATGATCCAGTATTAACAAGTTACCATCGTCATCTTCCATTAAAGATTGATAGTTAACATAGATAACACCTTCATCAAAATTGACATGAATAAATCCATTTTTTATATATGCATCATATCTACCTTTTACGTTTAAGTTAAAGCAATCAGCAGATACCGATTTAGACCTGTGCATTCTTAATGGAATTAAACTTCTACTATCAGTTCTTTTACCGTTTGTAACATAGTGCACATGAGGAGTACCGTCAGCTGCACAATCAAGTAATGCTGGACAAGATCCAGAACCTGTACCCATTGTACTTATTTTAGCTCCCATAATGATTACTTTAACATTAGTTATAGTAGTCATAGAAGTTGATATGATATTAATGTTGTCAGAATCAATAATATTAATATCAAAATCTAATGCAACACCATCAGGACCAAACGCCTGAACAATTATGTTTTGTGTATGTAATTGATGATTAATGATGTTTGAACCTTGCGTAATGTCAGTAAAAGTAGTAGACTGATTAACAAATTTATCTGCCAAAAAGTTTTCTGAAAGAGCAATACCTTCTAAAATACCTTCAGTATATGTTTTATTATACGTAGGTATATCTTCAGTATAATGTTCTTCACATACTAATCCAAAGTTCATTACATAAAAGTCTTGAGGAAGTTTTCCTTTTCCTTTATGTATTTCAATTGCTTTTGAACGTGATTGATTTATACGTAGACCTAAGTCATAATTTACACGTATAGCAACTTTAATTAGTTGCTGAGGTGAAATTAATCCTTCAAGATCCCACGTGTACAAATCAATTCTTACACTGTCTAATAAGTCATCGAAAGTTCTATATTGTGATTCAGTTAACGCCATAATGCAAATTAGTTAATTATGTTTCTATTATCTTGTTGAGGATCTGACGGAACAGCCATCATTGCTCCTAAGTCTTTAATAACATTTTGTTCTATCTCTGCATATAAATATTCAGGAATAGCAAAATTTTTGTCTTGAATAAATGTACAGTCATCAGTAGTGTCGCAATTATAACCACTTATGTCACCTTCAAATACACCTTCAATTCTAACAGCATCCCATTCAAGATTTGGAAAATAGATGTGACCATCCATATACCAGTAATATTTCTTTTTATTGTATTTAAAAGTCTTTTGATTAGACATCTTTTCAAATACATTTGGATAAGTAGGTATCACTTCTTCTGACAAATCTAATGAGTTAACAGCTCTGAAGATAGGACCCCAGTGACCCTCCATCATATTAGGTAATTTATTTTTTGTACGTTTAAATGTACATCCGGATGTGATGCAGTGACACTGTGATTCAGCACGATCTACTTCAATAAGTTCTACATAATTCAAAATCTGAAATACACTGTTGAATTTCATTATTCTGTTCTGAATATCTTGTCTACGTACAAGCATTTTTGCATGCTTCATCACCATAGAATACAAGAATCTATCAGTAAGGAAAGCGTCTTGCTTTACTGCTTTGATTTGATTACGTACTCTTGATAAAACTTCACCTATTGCTATCATAATTTTATTTATAAATCGAACTCATCATAGTATTTAATAAGTTCTTGTTCTTCATCTTTTTTATCTAACTTATAAGAGTCTGATTTATAGATATTTGAGATTTTTACTTTAGGATCAACTTGTAAATACTTTTTCCAATTTTCAGGATAAGTAGCACTTACTGTTCTACTAAATTCTCTTGTTGCATCAAATGCCCACAATTCATGATTCTTAAATCTATATTTACTTCCAAAGGTTGTAAAAAATATTTTTGCAAGATACTGGTCACTCTCATAGTTTCTATGTTGAACAGTTTGTAAATATTCTTCACTTGCTTTGAAGTCAATATTTTTTCTTTTCGGTGGTGGACAAGTTCCAACAAATAAATGTCCGATTTGTTCGGGCAGTTCAACACCATCTCGTTTATCAATTACTGAGTGCCACATGTTTTTATTAAACGTGCTCACTATAGATTTTATTTGCTGACTTGTTAAATTAGCAGATGCTGGAACTTTTTCTTTCAACATCTTTATAAAATCTGTATTCAATGTACCATCTGTCATTTTTCTGAATCGTGGTGCATTTAAGTTTGGTTTATTCATAAACTATTTACATTAAGAATTTACTAAAAAATAAGAACATATTAAAGGATTTGTCCAATTATATTACACTGTGTACACAAATTCAGATATCAATCCTTTATCTGCTTCGTGTATATGCATTATTGCAGCTCTTTGATTACCAGTCCATTTATTATGATAATGATAATAATCAGAAGATGTAAGTGCAGGAATAATACGCGTAACAAATCCTTGCTCTTCATTTTCTGTAATTACCTCTTTTGTTTTTCTACCATGGTAATGTCCAGTATATAAAATACGATGAGTAGAGTTGCCCCATTCAGTTGGAAACTCAACAGCATATACTAACGGATTGTTTTTAGAAGATACATCCCCATGTTCTACTGCAATCATATTTTTACCGTACACAATTACTTTACGTTCTGCATATTCTACATTAAATGATATATCATAATCATTTCGAAATACTTGCGATGCTGCGTGGATCATATGATAAGAAGATAATCTATCATGATTACCGGGTATAAATACTACTTCAAGTTTGTCACAAAACTGTTTAAGTCTATTAATACCATTACATACAGCGTCAAACGCTTTGATATATGCTTTAGTAGCAACTTCTGAATTTTCTACCGGTGTACCTTTTGTAGTCGTTCCATCAAAAGTGTCCATATTAAGAGTATCTGGTCCAATGATAAATACAATTTTATCTAAGTGATAGTTCTTATACGCCTTACCTACAAGATATAATAACGCAGTGTCCATTATTTTTCCCATGTTTTCATTTCCAGGTTTGCCAAAGTGAAGATCCTGTAATGAAATAACCCCACACACTTTTTCAGTTGATACTGAGTTTAAGTGTATAGGGTCAACTTTTGTGTAAGTAGGTAACTTATAAGTTACAAGTTGTTGTAAAAATGATTCTTGTATTATTTGTGCTTCAGGAAGTTTTGTTATTAATGCTGATATTAACCATTTACTATTTTGTTCTTTATTCCAAAACTGTGATAACTTCCATTTTGTTGTGTCTATTCCTAACAGTTTTATAATTTCATCAGGAGTTTTTGGTTCTGTTGAAGATATACCGGTAATTTTACGTGTTCCTGCATCTTCGTTGTGATGTACTTCTGTTACTTTTGAAACCTCTTCTTTTGATTTCATGATCCTGTTTCCAATTTTGATAAACAGTTCATCATTAATTTCTGTGTTATCCTCAAGATTATAAATTGTATCGGTAACTTCTTTTTTAATTATCTTGTAATCTGATAAAGAAAGACCCAATCTTATTGCTTCTTCTTGATTAGACTTTTTTCTTTTTAATCCTTGGTATACCAATTTTGTGATAAGAGTCATAGTATTAAGTATTTGGAGTTATACAAATGTAGTAATTATTTATTATAAAAAACAACCCTCCCATATTTCTACAAGAGGGTGTCTTTCAATGTTTAGAAAACCAACAAACTAAACATTTTAAAAAGGTACTAACAAAATAGCTCTAATAGCAGATCCAGTTCCTCCTGTAATATTTACAGTTGTTGTGGTTGATATAGTACCATTTGAATTTAAGATATAATATTTTGCTTTTGTGCTTGGACCATACTGGGTGTATGTAGTTCCTAAATATATTTTATTATTTTTAACAACAATGTGTCTTACTTCTGGACATGCTCCTACTGGTGTATATAAAGTAAATGATGAATCAAATGCTGCAGTAGTATCACTAATTCTTGCAAAACCGCCAGGTGTACCACCTCCATTAAATGAATTAAAAGAGCCACCAATTAACAATTGTGTACCTTGATATACAATTTTATAAACACTTCGAGATGCACAACCTATAGGAATACCAATTATTCCAGGATTAAATGTTGTGTTAATTGCACCCGTTGAAGACATTTTCACAATTCCACTTCTTGATACACCTTGATACGTATCAAAAACTCCTCCTACAAAGATGTCTCCTGCTGAATTTGATAGTATTGTTTGTACACTTAATAATACTGGTGTTGAATAAGTAAAACTTACTCCTAAATTTAAACTTGTATCAACAACCCCTGCAGGTGTAAATCTACATAAATACTTACAAGCGTTGTTTCCATACATACTTGTAAACACACCGCCAACTAATATTTTACCATCTTGTTGAATTGTAATATCATTTACAATCGCTGCCCCAAGACTGCTTACAGCACCTACTGTACTTGTAGCAAATGTTGTATCAATATTACCAGTAGTAGCATTTAAAACTGCAAATCCTGGTGTACAAAGAACTCCTTTATAACTAACAAAATTTCCTGCTACATATAGTCTATTTGTATTTGCATCGTATACTACTTTTTGAATATATGTAGGAACTCCTGGCGAATTTGTACTAAAACCTGAACCAAAAAATGTTGTATTAGGAGTAAAATCACAATTAATTAACACAATGCTTCCTAATCCTGAAACTAATGGAAAACCTACACTTGATACACCTGAAAACCACCCAGAATAAACATATCCTAATGGAGTAAGAGTTATGTCGTAAATTGCTCTACCACTTCCAAAGTTTAAGTTAGCTAAAGCAAAAGTAGTATCATTTGATGCACTTAATGCAATTGTTTGCCCTGCAGGTGCTGTTATTCCATATCCACCTATCATTGGTCTTGCAGGTTCTGTATTACAAAATGCACATGCATCTGTAGTTATAGGTCCCCAAGAAACAGGACTACTTGTTACACCATTTGTACATTGTGTAACAATAGTACCTGTGTATGTTGCATCACAAGTATATGGTAATGTTATTGGAGATGTTGCTCCTGATAAAACTACCGGAGTACCTCCATCAATTGAGTAACTTACTTGATAACTTGCTGCACCAGAAACACCAGTAAATGATATAACAACTGCAGAACCTGTTTGAGTTGCTACAACAGCAGTAGGCGGAAAACAACTTGGTACAGAACATTGTTCTGTTTGTAAAAGTGGAGGACACGGTGGTACATTTCCAGAAGGAGGAGTTGTAACAGTACATGTACGTGTACGTGTACCCCCTATACATGCAGACCATGGTCCACAATTAAGTACACAAGGAACATCTGGTGGTTGTACACAAGGACCTCCTAAAGTAGACGATGTCATTTGAACAAGTGAAGCTTCTTCGTTTTCCCATTGAATAACTGATGTGCTAATAGGATTAAAAGTGTCTGTATCTAAAGTAGAACCCATAACTGGATCAAAAAATCCAGTTTGATAAAACATAGTCCATCCTCCATTATTATCATGTTGAACTGTTATTTCAAATTGACCGTCAGGTGTATTAATATCCCAACTATAAACAGGAAAACTTAAATCAAGTAATTGACCAGGTGCAACATATGCATAGTATGTAAACGTTTGACCTAATGAAGGTATTAAAACAGTATATTGAAAACACATTTTTACTTCAGGACATGTTGATGTTTGTGATTGAACTAAATAATTACCACAAGATTCACACGAACTCCATTTTTGAGTAGTTTCATTACTTATTGGTAAATAGTTACCACCATTATTTAATGTTTGAGTTCCAGGTACAGGAGTACCTAATTCAGGTGTAAAGCTCCATAAGTCAGTATTATCATTATACCAAACATAAAAATCATCACTAAATCCTTCACAATCAAAGTCTAATTTATAATATGGTTTACCATTAAGTAAACCTGTAGGAGATAATAAAAACTGTATAGGATCAGGTTGTGTGTCACAGAACTCACTACCAAAAGTAAAACATACATCTGGAATATCACATGGTCTATATTCAACTAATGGTGGACAAGCGGTTCCTCCATTTTGAGGAGGTGTAATAACACTTCTTGTACGTTTTTCTCTGCCACAAACTAATAACTCATCTTCATAATAACATTCACATTGACTCCATGGACCCCATGGTCCAACAACACAGTTTACTGGTACTTTTTCACAACAATTACAATTAGGTAAAATATTATTAAAAATAGCTAATACTTCTAAAAAAGTCATTCCAGATTCAATACCTAAACAAGTAATATCTGGACCTGTATATATTACACAAGCAGCATTATATTCATCACCACATAATCCAGATAAATCTGGAAGCGGTAATGGTGTTATAGTACCAGGACATGGTGGACAATCGTCACAGTTATTATTTGGATACATATTTGTATTTTTTAATATTATTATGGTTGTTGAGTCTCACACCATAACATATAAGCTTCTGATGTTATCACCCATACTTCGTCACTTTCAACAGGACAAACAATTAAAATAGCTGCTTTCATAATTTGTTCAATAAATTTACACGTTGCATTTGGATCCTCATATCTTTCGTCTAAATAAGTTTTTAAAAAACAAATATTATCAGGATCGTCAATAGCACCGTATTCAACAACACCTGCATCCATTAATTTATGATAACAATCAACTGGTGCATTAGTTTCAAATGTTTTAAAACAATTATCAAATTCATTACAACATCTTTCAATAGATGACCAACACATTGCTCCTTCTAATGCCATTATTTTTTTATACACACCCATAAAGTTATAACAGCATGGTACACTTCCCGGATTACCAGTCCATCCTTTAGCTTCTGCCAATCGTAGAAAAGTATTTACTCCTCCAAAAAAATAAATGTTTCCACAAGGGTCGTCTATTGCATCGCAACTTGGACAACAATACTCAGGAGTTGGATAATTACCAAGTGTGCCAGGAGCACTGTTAACTGTATCTCCAGCAGTATTATTCATAAATTCAGAAAGATCTAACAATCCACCTGATGCATCGTATGCTTCAAACAAATCGTCAATATATTTTTTAAAAGGACTTAAACAAGGCATGATTATATAGTTTTATAGTTGTTTATTTATTTATTGTTTTTTCAACAGGAGAACCTAAGCGTGCACTTAAACCTCTAAATCGACAGTCACCAATACATTCTACTTTTAAACTTGAATCAAGTACAACACCTTGATCTAAACTTGCTTCATCATCCCAATTAATTGCAGTTATAAATAAGTCTAATGAAGGATTTAATAATGATGAATGGAATGTTCCAGTACCTACGTTTGTAGTAGTATTAAATCCACTCCAAACTTCCCATCTGCTATTTGCAGTACTCCAGAACACATAATATTTTCCTACCACTCCGCTTTCATTGTAATTAATTACATAAAATGGTTGACCATTTACTAAAGTAGGTTCTGGTAAAATATTTGAATATGTATATGTAGTAACAGTACCTTGTCTATCTCTTTGAGTTTGTAAACATAAGTACAAATTAGAACCAAAATAATTTTCTAAAAAAGCATAATAAGGTTCAGCATGTGACATTAATATGTCATCATTAATGCATCTTATTAAAAGTCCTTTGGCTGATTCAGGTTTTTTTGGATCACCCATAATTATCATAAACATGTTTTGCATTTCAGATTGTGTAAGTCCTGTTGATAATAAAAATTCATATATGAATTTTAATCCACTATGACCACTAATAGTATTAATTTCTACTATTCCGAAATTTTCAACATAAAATTGTATAAAATTAGTACCAGGAGATACATCACCTAATAATAAAGACAACTGATTTACATAAAACATAAAATCAGATGTTGATCCACATTGCGTGTAAGCATCAGCATAAGAAGTTGGAATATGTTGTAAATCTGGAAAGTCAGGACCATAACTTTCTAAAAATTTTAATATTTTTTCTGTGTCTGCAAATATAGAAAGACAACATATATCGCCTACATCATTTTCGTTTGCTAAAGCACCTTCATAAATTTCATAAAATATTTCAAAATCTTGATAATTACTCAAAGAGTATGGACCATCACAATCTGGACAACATAAATTAAACTTTGTTAATATGAGTCCACCTTCTATTGCACTATTAAATATGCTTATATCTCCTGCCATTTTTTTTTAATTTTAATTGTTATTAGTGTAACCTGCTGTTAGTAAAGCATAATTTAAGAAATATGTAATTGGATTTTCACAACAACTTGTACATAATACTTCTGGTACAATTGTAACGCTTGATTCTAATTCTTCTGTTTGATCCGATCTTACAAATGCAACATTCTCATAAAGACCTGAACACTTAACTTTAACCACCATTGTCAACACTGATACTTGATATGGAGCCATGTTTCCAATTAGCCAAAATAAACCACCTGTATATGTACCATCTGTTACAGTATAACTTATCAGTTCAAATCCTGATGGTAATGCATCTTCAACAATAACATTTGTTTGTGTACCGTTACCCGCATTGCTTATAACAATTGTAAATGTAATTTCAGATTCAACAATTGGTGTTAAATCACTTGCTGTTTTTTCAATTGTTAAAGTGCTACTTAAACAACAATCACAAATTCTTGTTGCCAATAATTGTACAATAGTATTAATATTATCATTAGTCTGTATACCAATACAATTAAGATCAGTACCAGTATATATTACACAATTTCCATCATAAAGTTCAACACAATCTGTTCCTTCACATTCAGGTGGAGTAGGTGGAACCGGTGGTGGAGTTGGAGGACAACATTGATTACAATTACATGCTGAATTGCAATTAGGATCTGTACATGCCATTTTATATATTTTTAATTTTATTAATTACAACTACCATATTTAGAATCAAACTGAATCACAGGATTTGAAACAAATACACCACATAATAAATATTTACTATATGCTCCACACGAACCATCAATACAATTTGTAAATTTTTCTGCAAAAAATTCATAAGTATTTGATTGATATTCACCTGGTAAAATTTCAAATGTTACATCTTCATATGCAGTTTCTGAACCATTTTCACAACTTGCAATTGCAAATCTTGCAATAATATTTAAAGTATTTCTTGTTTCATTTGGAACTTTTAATTTTGTAGCAATGTTTATTATTTCAAAAAACAATGAACTTTTTGAACCAGTGTAATCTAATCGTTCATCGTCATTATTATTAATACAACTTGCTTCAAAAGATTCTGTGTTAATCGTTGCTAAAGTTTCAAAATAAATAGTTGTTGTGAGTAATTTACTTACTAAACTTGAAGGTTTAGATTTTCCACATTTATATATTGAAGAAATTTGTATTAAATACTCAATGTCAGCTGTTATATTTTCACTTGTAATATTTACAGTATTTGTTTTATTTTCTGATTGAGTTTTTGAAAACAACGGATTTTTTAAGTCTGTATCTTTTAAATCATAAACTTCAATAAGATACGATGTAGGTACCTGAACACTATCTACAGATGGCTTTTCCCAAAAAACTTGTCCATAATATTCATTAACAGAACCCATTGTTATGTTTTCAGGAGACACTAAAACGCAAGGAACATCAAATGTAGCATTTGCAATTTGAATTATCTTGCTTCTCATATCTCCAATTGTTAACCACAAATTAGTAAGTGAAGCTCCAATATTATTTACAGAAACTGACCATGTAGGTATTGCTTTCATTTGCAATGAGCTATTCATCAATTGAGGCAAATTAGGCAAGTTTGGAATTTGAGAGTTTATACCACGATATAATAAAGCAGCAGTTCCAATAACAGAAGTTAAATTACAATAGTTTCTTTCAAATACTGTAAAAGCATCTTGAATTAAAATTTGTTGTCCAGGTGTACCACTTGATGCACATTGTGAAACAACATAAATGTCATTAGTAGAAGCTGTTGATGTTTTGGCAAACTCATTTTCTAAATTTTTTATTGCTTTTTCAGCATTAAAAATTCTACCTTGAGTTGTGTTTATTAAAAGTATAGTTTCTGCTAATTTAGTTGCAGCAACCTTAATGTATTTTGATTGTTCTAATACAGTTATGTAATCACCATTTTCATCAAAATAAGCAATACCATCTGGTAATTCTATTATTGGTTCATTTGATGATGTTACACCAACAGTTCTTGCTGCTAATAATGGTGTAACACTTCCGTCACACACATAGTTAATTATTAACTGAATTAGTTCTTCAAGATTTGTAGGCGTGTCTTCGCGTGGAGCATCCGGTGGAAGTAAACATGCAAATTCGATATTATTAATATCAAAAATATTTTCTGACAACTCACATAAGTAAGTTGCAAGTTTAAATACAACTTCATCTATGGCATCACCAGCACATAAATCTATACAAGGAATATCTGGTCCTTGCCATATCACACATGCTGTAGATATTTTTGGACAGTTTTCTCTATTTGAACCTGGATTATTTACTGGTACTCCCATGTTTATAATGTATTTATTCTTTCTTTAATTGTTGATAATGAACAACCGTTACTCATTATGCACAAACATGCTTCCATTTCAGTTGCACGAACTAACAAGTTGCGTAAATCATCAGCAAAATCAGCATCAATAAGAGCACTACAGTTTTTTAAACCATATCTCTTTTGCTTATATCTTGCATACACAGATTGTGCGAATACTTCATTTATTCGTATTAATTCTGATGATGTACAACTGTGTTCAGATGAATTCATTATTTGTTTTTATTAAGTGCTTGATTGTTTTTTAACGCTGCAATTTGTTGCTCATACTGTGTTAAACAATTTGAGCATACTTGTACGCCATTAGAAGCTCTTCTGTTTTGACAGCCGCAGCTTAAAGTAGTTTTACAGTTATTACATTGTGCCATTGGTTTTGGTATTTAAAGTTAATGATTACATGTTATACAACATCCAGTAAGATATTTTGCAAGCAATCGTTCTGCATATTCATACATCTCTACAGCTTGAACTGGTGCATGACAATATTCTGCTTTTGCTTTTGCAGCATCAGCATACATTTTAATGTATCTTAAATCATGCATTTTTTGGTGTTGTTCTGCAGTAGGTTCACATGCTTGTAATTGTACTTTACAAATTTCTCTGTAATATGTGTTTACTAAATGTGTTGTTCTTAAATGATAGTATTGTACAAAAACTAAATCGTTAGGAGATACACTATATCTAATTGTATATAATCCATCAGGAAGAATTCCCGGATCTGTGTTAGGTGCTGTGATTCCTAAATCTGATGTTGATAAATTCAACACAAAGTTTGGAGCAAGACCATCATCTTCTGTGTAATAAATTGGTAAAGAAAAACCAGGTAAATATATATCAAGTCTTGGACAATCAATCGCCAATCCTTCTCCATATACAGATGCATCTAATATTCTAATTATATTTTCACATGCTGTTTCTGGAATATCCAAACAAAGATGATGTTTAATCGCCATAACTCATTTATATTTATATCATTACTACAATATGAATTTACAAAAAATAATTAAATAAAACAAAAAAGAGGAAGCAAATTAATACTTCCTCTGATTTGTTTATATGCTTTATGCTTACGGTAATACTGTGAAAGTACAATCCCAGTTATTAGCAGTAGATAACCAGTATGATATACCTTGCTCAAGAGCAGTCAAACGACCTACAGATTGAGGTACAAAGATTCTGATTAAGTATTGATCATTATCCATTGTTCCAGAAGGATTGCTCTTACGAGGAACGCTGTGTAACAAGTTGTAAATAAGATATTTATTTGCACGTGTTACTTCAGCAAATGGACTATAATCAAGAACTTCTCTCAAACGAGGATCTTGCTGCCATGGTTCTTGTTGGTATCTCTTAGCTAAGATTAATTCTCTAATAAGAGTTTCACCAAAACCTCTACCTTGAATAGCTTGTTGAACCTCTGCAGGAACAAAACATTGAGCTAAACACTGATTTCCTAATGGATCTAATGCTGTAATAGAAGCATAGATTTCAATTGGTTGATATTCTACATGGTCTCTTGGAGAAAAAGAACAGTCACCAAATACAGTATCTACATAAGCACCTACAATTTCAAAGAATGAATCTATAGTATCAGGAGCAGTAGCACCAGTTAATGGTACATAAGTAGCTGAATTAATAGCATCATAAATTTTAGTAACAGTACCGGCAGTAGTCGTTATTGTACCTAAATTTGTTGTACTTGGAGTTTGAAGATTACTTGCAGCAACAAGTTGTACTGTACCAGCACCTGTAGCAGGAACATAAGCAGTAGAAACATATGCAGTCAAAGGAGACGCTGAAGTAATAGTTGTTGAAGCAACAGTTTGTGCAATGTTAACTGTGAAAGTAGAACCTGTACCACCACCACCAGAAACTAAAGATACAATAGTTGTACCAGCAGCAACACCAGTTCCAGCAAGTACTTGTCCTACAGTAAATCCTGTAGCAGCAGCTGTACCTACAGTAAACAAGTTACCATTAATAGTAGAACCTGTAGCAGATGAAGCAGTAGTTGGAGTGAAGATTACTCTATCACCAGCAGCAATACCTGTTCTTTCTGTAACAGTAATAATACCAGCAGTACCTGCAGCAGTAGAAGTAGCAGCAACACCAGCGTTTAACACTCTGTTCCATACTTTACCTTGTACAAAATCATTAACAGTTGGATATAAAGCCAATCTGTCTGCCCATCCTAACAATACAATGTTTGGATCTACATTATTTTTTGCCTCATCACAACATCCTGTGTAAGCATCTAATGTAAAGTAAGCATTGTGAGTTAAGAAACGTAATGCAGGAGAACCTTTAAGATCTAATCTTAATCTGTAAGTAGTGTCACAAGTAACTTTACATCCAGCAATAGCAGATATTTGGAAAATATCTTGCACAGGGTTAGATGGTTCAGATACAGTAAATGAACTAATGTACTTAGGATTGATCCCTTTAGATTTTACAGACTCTTTGTAACCTCCGTGAAAAGGTCCAAGTTTGTCTACGGTGTGAAAACTACCCTGCGCTAAATAAGCAAGCGGAGTTGTAGAATAAGCAGGAGAAACACCTGCTGACAATGCAACTGACGCGTTAGTCGTTGCACTAATTAAGGCAAGTTGACCTGCTGTTAAAGCAGAACTTGCAGTACCAGCTGTTGCAACTAAAGAGTTAGCAACTAAAGCCTTCTGGTAGGCATGTGGAAAATAAGCCATTTTACAATATATTTAAAGTTAATAAAAATTTTATTTTAAGAATAGTAACTTATACTTGATACTATTCATTGTACTTTTAATCATGTCAAGGTCATTTACAATTTCACTGTATGGCATAACTGCCTGCAATGAATTAACTTGTTGACATAATTCTCTCATATAAGATAATGCTTCTTCTACAGAATTCAAAATTCTTGGAGCAGAATCTTCATAATTTAATAATTTTTCTGCAGCACCTTGGAATCCTTCTGCTAAAGCATCAGCATGTCCCGGTAATGCATCGTATAATTCATTCAATGCCTTGTGAGAAGCAAACGAACCTAATCCTGTAACTTTTAAATGCAACTTATGAAAACTTGTTGCTGCATTCATTAGTTCACTTACCAACATAGATGTCTGTCCTTCAAGAGATGATCCAGAATTACTTGGTCTTTTTAATTTATAATTTGGTGCAAAGTCCATATTTTCTAATTATTTAATGTTGCGTTTTGTTTACCTCTTTGGTATTGGTTCATTGATTCGATATCTCCAGCAAGAATAGATGCTGCTTCATCAATAATTAATTCAACAATGTCATCTTTAAATTCACATAATATGTCACTTGCATAAATTGAACCATCATTTGGATTCATGCATCCTGTAAATCCAACATCAACAGGTTTTCTATAATAATACAATACCGGTGTACTCAATTTGAATTCGCCATTTGTGTATATTTTAATTCTGTTGTCTTGTATAGTACAAAAAGTTTCACCCCATTCAGCACTTGGTTGTCTAAAATTATCACCTAATAAATTATCAACATCTCCAACTTGTGCAAGATACGTAATCATTGGTCTTGGATCTGGACAACAATCTGACAAACAGTTTACTGATATTCTTTTGAAATACAGATAGTTACTTGGTAACAAAGCTGTTTCATAAAATAACGGATACTCTGTTGCACTCCAAGTTGTTCCGGTATCAACCAACATACGCTGAACATCATCAATGTTCATCTTTGTAGATTCGTCACCTTCTTTTCCTTGATTATGTCCATGAACTTGTCTACGAAACCATTCAATCTGTGCTTTATTAAACGCTTCAGCAACTTGCCAACACTCAATGTTGTCATAATCAAATGATGACAGTTTGTTCAGCCTTTGCTTTAGTTTTATTTGTAATAAAGAGTTTGTCATTATTTACCTTTTGACTTTATTTTTTTTTCTTGTTTAAGCATGTCAGCTGTAGGTTTCTTTCCAGAACCTTTGTTTGCTCTAATGTTATCCCAAAGACCTCTTTGAGAAGTAGAACCATCTGCGCGTTTGATCATTTGCTTTGCCATTGTATTAACATTTTTTACCACCTTTCATACCACCATATTTCATAGATGATATAATTGGTTTTGGTTGTTGCTTACTAATAGGTTTTTTTGCTTCTGCAGCATCCTTGCCTAATTGTTTTTTATTAAATGACATATCTATATGTTTTAAATTACACGTTCCAATATTGTTCTGTTGTCAATGTAAGTTCTGATAAAATCTCATCATTCAATGGATTTTTCAAGAACATTACAACATCAGAAGGATTCTTTCCTAACATGGTTCCAGATTTTAAATGGTAAATATAACCATCTCCTCTTGTTGAAATCAATTTGTAAAAGTTTGCATCTTTTACAATTGCTCTTAATTTCAATGTTTCCATGTCTAATGCAGCAATCTCTATGAACTTACCAGCTGTTTTACGTTTATCTTTATCAACAGTATCACCATTAATATAGCTATCCATGTTCTCATACATCACATCAAGTGGTGTAGATTTTTTGTATTGTGTTGAATTTCCATCAATCACTTTACATATGTAGAACAACTTATTAGCATTTTTGTCAAATAATTTTTGTAATTCTGACAATGCTTTATTTCTAAGTTTTTTAACTTCAGTTCTAATAGAAGCAGTTTCTTCGTACTTGTCTAAGTAAAACTTATAAGGTACTGCTGAATTTCTTGCCACTTCTAATGATTTTGCAACAATAGAAAATCCACCAGCTTCAATTGCACGTAACTTAATCAAGTCATAAGGATCAGCAACAGGATCTAAATAAACCGGTTCATTACCAAACCTCATTGTAATTTTACTCCAAAACTCATCATTATCAGGTCTAAGTAATTTACATTTATTCCAAAAGTCTACGTCATTAACATCTAATACATTTGCTGCCAATTCTCTTTCTAATTGTGCAACAGTTTTTCTAATGTCTTTAATAGCTGCTTCAGCATCATCCGGATTCATCAATTTGATTTCAGGAGCAAATTCATTTAATCCTGATACATATCTTCTGATACCATTGTACTCAAGACATGCTAATGATTCTTCATGAAACACTCCTTCAAATAGTGCCATTTGATACTTTTCTAATCCCATGTTTGCCATCTCGTTGTCCACGTATGGTCTAATTGTCAATGAACTGTTTCTTTTTAACGACTGATGTTTGTCGATTACCGTTACTTCCATGTTTGTTTAATTAAGTTGGTTGTATTCTTCTTTTCTCTGTTTTTTGTAACTCTTAGTTTAAAGCTCCTAAACCACGTCAAGGTTGTTACATCTTAGGAGGAGCACCTACATTTCTGCAGGTACAGAAGTGGACCATGTCAACTTCGGGGAGAGAGGGTATCTCTTTATTGCTTACGCAAATTTAGCATTTTTTATACTTGTTTGGTGTAGCACCTTTAAGTATTGGAGTTTTTGGACCAGACTGAGGAGATGTAGGTTTTTTAACTACAATCTTATTACTCATTGCTGCTGTATTTTTTCCTTTCATGATTTCTTGTTTTTTTGTTTTAATCTAATAAATTTGTAAAAAAACCTTTTTCTGTAAGATCTTCAGGATTTCTTTTTGCTCTTTCTTCTGCTTTTGCAATCTCTGCATTAGTAAATAGAATACATCTTTCGTTTCCTCCATCTGCATCTTCTACTTGAACAGCAATATAACTTTCAGCAGAACCAAATGTTCTATTTGTATTATCTACAGATATCAGTCTTCCTTTAACAATTTTTGTACTCATAATTTTTTTATTAATTGTACTTACCTGGGGACACTATATCCCCAGGAGTACAAAATTAATATTAGAATGATCCACCAGTAATTGGGTTTCTCATAACAATTTTTAATACTTTGGTTGGATCTTTAACCCAGATACTTGGCATAGTTTGAGTCATAAATACTCTATAACCATTGAAGTTTCCAGAAGATGCAAATCCTTGTGATCTACCCATATAGTCCATAGTACCATTTTGGTAGAACCACTTCATCTCGCTATCCCATTTAAGTTTTAACAAGAAGATGTTATCATTAGTATTGTCAGTAATATCAAATACAATGAAGTTGTAAGATGATAATGGGTATCCATCAATGATAGGATTCTCAATATCATTTGTATGAACATTGTCAAACGCAGGATTCAACACAAACTTAACATTTGCCAAGAAAGGAATTGTGTAGCTTGTAAAAGCAAATCCAAAGTTTAAGTCCATCGCGTTGTTACCTGTAATAGCACCAACACCAGACTTATCCATGTTTGCAACCAATCCATTGTAAGAAGAACCTAAGTTAGCAGTAAATGCTTCTTTTTTGATTGCTTCATTAACCATTCTCATACCAGCCATACCAGTTTGAACAATAATTTGACGACCTGGATCTGGTCCTTTGAATTCAACTTTACCATTGTAGAAGTTAAAGATCTCAGAACGGAACAACTCTAAGTTGAATGTGTTCTTGTTATAGATTCTCTTGAATGAGTTATCTAATTGAGACCAAAGTCCTACTGATAAACGAATATCATCTGGACCGTCTTGTTTAATTCTACCACCTTGTCCCCACATTAAGTAAGTCTCGATGTCATTTGCAACTTTTGATAAGTGAGCTGCTTCTAAGTTAGTAACGAATGAACGAGTCAAATTACCATTATCATATGATTTTTTGATCCAATCTTTACCCATTGCTTTTACCATGTCATCAATCTTAGTGATAGATGGGTCAAGGTTTTTATCAAATGATCTCCAGATTTCAGTTACAGGAACCGTACCGTCAGCATTTAATCCACCTTTCATCATCATGTCAGCACGAGATGAAATAGAATAGTGTACGTGAGCTTCAGCACCTCCTACGAAGTTGTAATACTCACGGAAACCATTTTGCAATTCTCCGATATCTGAGAATCTTTCACCATACTCACCACGAGCAGAACCTTTTCTGAAGAATTTGGTTCCTGGTTTAAGATACTTTTTATCTAAAGTAGCAGTGTTGTTGTTGTTTACTAATTGTACTGTGTAGATAAAACCATCTCCTGTTGGAAGAATGTCTTCTGAAGGTACAATGTAAAGTTCAAGACCTTTATATTTGTCATAAGTGATGATATCACCAGATCCAAATATACGTCTGTTAATTTTGATTTTGAACAAAACTCCGTCAGCTCCTAAAGCAGTCTGAGTAGGTTCAACGTCTTCAACAATGTACGGAAGATCTTGTACGATTGGCGTTTGCCATTTGTACTCTCCACGAGCATTGTCTACCATTATGGTGTTTTTACCACCAAAAGATGCCATCTGATAAAGAGGCATTTCTACCTTTTGCGTCATTGCCCAAAGATCTACAGGACCTAAATCCATAGGTTCTGAAGTTTTAAGCATGTTTTGCAAATGGTAAGAGTCTACATGCGAACTTACCTTGTAAGTTGTGTCACGCAAGAAGAGACCATTGTTTAAAACAGGTGTTGCCATTGTAATTAAAGTAATTTAAGGTTAATATTGTTTATTGTTAATTATCGTCTACTAAATATATTTTGAGGTTTACTCAATCTTTTTGAAGGTGTTCTTTCATCAGTGTCTTCATCTTTAACATAAGAAGATAGTCTACGAGCTTCTTCTGTTTTTAACTTTTTAACTGTGTCTTGCACAACTTCATTTTTTGCTTGCTTTCTAATGTTTTCTTTATAATCTTCCGGATCAGAAAGTAACCATAATGTTTCAGCAATTAAATCATATCTTGGTTTTTGACCAAATTGATAATCTTCTAATAGTTTACCAAGCAAGTTGGTCGGTCTACCAGTAAGACTTTCATATTTAACTGTTGTAAGTTCATCCCACAACATCTTTTGTCTTTTACCATCTATTTTAACACCGTTCAACTCAGAAGGTTTTAAAGTTTCATATATGTTTTGCATATACGCTTCTTTCTTTTGTTGTTGCTGTTGTCTAAATGCTTCTTGTTGTGCAAGTTTTGCTTGAACAACTTCTTCTTGCATATCATTCAATTTAGGTTGAAACTGGATTGCTTTCTTTTGCAAATTACCATTATCAAACCATTCTTGAATTTGATCTTCAATTAGTTCTTGATCTCCACCTCCAAACCCAGATGCTTGTAAATATTGTCTAACAATTATTTCCTGGTGCTCTGGTTGACGTGCGTCAAGTGTTCTAACTTCTTCAACTTGTGCAAGTGCTCTAAATAGACCTTTTAAATCTTGTCCACCTTTGGCAACATACTCTGCAGCATATTGTAATTCTTCAGGTAAACTTTCAAAGAACTCTTTTGGTGTAGCAGCTGCAACTTCATTTTTCATGTTGTCTACATTTGCTTTCCATAAATCTTCAACATCTTTCTCAGAAAGACCTCCAAGATAATCATCTAATGATTGCTTCGAATCATCAAAATCATCAAAGGCAAACATTTCATTACCTTCAATTCTTTTTTTCAAGAAATCAACTAATCCACTTTTATCAGTTTTCTTTCTTCCTGGTTTTGACTTAGGTTCTTCTTCGTCATCACCATTTTCTAATGCAGTATCTAATTCTGCAATTGCCTCACTTGTTTCTTCATCTTCATCAGTAGTTTTCTTTTTTGAAGTATCATCCAAGAAATCCATATTTACTGACTTGTTATTAGATGAAAACAAGTTAGGTTTTTCATCATCTTCATCATCAGATGTTACAATACTTTCTGCACCAGGCATCGGTAAAAAATCATCAATGTTGTCGATACTTACATTATCAACTGTCGAGTTGTTGTTCGCGTCTGTACTCATTTGTTTAATTGTTAGTTATTTTTCAATTCTTCTTCATATATAATCTACATAATAAATCTTAAAGATTTAATATTATGCAAATATAATTTTAACTTTTTTCGACTATAACGCTATAACTCATTTTACTTCTTCTTTGGTGTCGATTTTGAGTCATATTTATTCTTGTTCATTGCAGCAATTTGAACTTGTTTGTCAGCAATTCGCTCACGTACTTGAAGTTCTTGTTGCGTTAAATTAGCTTTACGTTGCTCGTTTACTTGTTGATTAAGTTCCTTATCACGTTGTAACGCAATGTTTTCACTTTTTGCATTCTTTTCATCAAGATACTTTAAGGTGTCAATGTAGTCAGATTGTTTATTCTCATTCATGTCTTGCATACCTGTATATCCTGCAGAACGTATTTCAGCTTCACGTAAATCATTCTCACGATCTAATTGATTTTGCTCAGCTTCAAAAGCAAGTCTCTTATCTTGTCTTTCAGTTTCTGCTTGTTGTTGCATTTGGATTGCTTGTTGTTGACCTTCTTGTTCTTGTTGACGTTGTGCATTAACTTTCTCTTCAATTGCTTTAAGAGTATGTGTAATATCTGCCATAGAATCTGCTTTGATAATATTACCAAGATCATAAATAGATGCTCCTGCAGTATTATTAGATAATGCAAGTTGTCTAATCTGTTCTGTAATCATACGTTGATTTACTTTTGTAGATGTAAATACGTTTAATTCTCTTGCTAATAATTCAGTACCGTTAATTTCAAAATTAACTTTCTCATCCATAGAAGTCATATACTGCAATCTTACACTTGGTTTATTACTATGATAGTATTGCGCAAGATCTGTACGCATCTGGTGCACGCGTGGCATCAAGTTTTCTGAGTGTTGTACAAAGTACATTTCTGTTTGTGAGAAAGATTGATTTAATGCTTGAGTAACACCGGTAGCAGTTTCTTGTGAAGTTGGTCCACCAAGACGTTGAGGTGTAATACCAATTGCTTCAAATGCTTGATTTTTAAAATATGTAGAAAGTTGTATACGAGATAACAACCTTTGTGTTTGTTCAAGATTTAATACTTGGTAATGTTGGAAGTTTAATGCATTCTCTGTGTTAGTAATAGAAGTGTCCAATGGTAACATTTGGAAGTTCTTCATTGCAACATAAGCATTAGCCAAATTATTTTTACCCCAGTCTTCACCCATTGAGTGACGTGGTAATGCATTCTGATCAAGCATAATTACTGTACCTAATTCATCTACTAAGATGTCTGCAATCTGATTGTTAACCAAATTGTATCCTACTTGATACGGTTTCATCTTATCAATAAGCGAACGTGATTTAGTATTTCTATCTGAGAATACAGCACCTTCAACTGGTAGTTTACAACCGTACAATGTAAAGTCACCTTTAAATTGAAATCTTACAGGGCGTACATTAAGATATATTGGAGCAAATCCAGTGCTGTCGTTATTACCATAGAATGACGGTCTATTTGGTCCAATTTTAATACCACCCCACGTTTGATTGATCCATATCCAATCAATGTGTTCACCGTATAATAAGTTGTCTTTTGTTTTGTTTTTAAGAACAGTGTTGTCATATAAAGGTTTATCTGTAACTTTATAGTTTTCATCTATAATCATTTCCATTGGAATACCTTCTTCATCAATTTTAGTAAGATGTCCAACCATTCGTTGTGATTTCCAATATACTGTTGTTACACGTAACAATGAATAATTACTAAAATCCATCAAGTCTTCAGACTCGTTTAAGATTCTGTAAATAATATCATCACCTGTGTTTAAGATTGCATCTCTATGTGCAATAAACTGACGCATTCCAAGAGAAGGTCCTTCTACATTCCACTCATGCGAGCGCGTAGCATCGTAGAATGATCCGTCATTTTGAACACCCGGAAGCATATATCCTGCAGATTTTACTGGATAAATAACTTCAAGTGCTGCAAGTTGCTCTTCATTCATCATGTAACCATACTTATCAATGATGTCAGAAATAGTCATAAGGTCCATACGACCTGCCCAGTTAGATTGTGAAATATATCTTGCTTCTGGAGACTTGTGATAAAATGTCAATAACGGATTCCATAATTCAATTTCATAATCATCTTCACGCATATTAAAATGCCAAAACTCTCTATCTGCAATAAGCATGTCTTTAAATGCAAGATTCTCAAGCTCTGTCATCTTAAAACGCTCACCGTCAACTTCATGCTGATGTGTTGCCCATTGTTCAATCATAGAACGATAATCTTTTTTAAAGAACTGTTCTATTTCAGGCAATGTTTTTATATTTTCAGGCGACATCATTTGTTGTGCCTGTTGTGCTTGTTCTGGATCTTGCAAGTCCATTCCCATTTGTTGGATTGTCTGTTGCATTTTTTGCTCACCAAAACTAACAAGAGTTTCTTCAATCATACTTCTTTTCATTTCAACTAATTCGTTGAATGACGTATCATCTACAGCACGATATGTAATTTTATCATTACGTTTTGCAAACTCACCCGTAAGTACATTGATAACATTAGGTATAATAGGAAAGAACTTTAACTCAAACGCAGATTCGTCTTCTTTTGTTAGAGTATCAATTAGCTCTGCCATCTCATTGTTTTCTTCAACAATGTAATCTGATTTATCAATAATACCATTTGCCAGTTTGTAATTCTTCATTAAACGTCTTGCATTACGTCTAATTTGTTTTAGTCCTTGCATTTCATGCCAGTCCATGTTCCACGCACCCCATGTTACATCTTTGTCTTTTGTCAACAAAAACTGAACAGGTTGGGTAATTGTACCCATTCTGTTATATTCTGATTTTGCTCCTGCTTTTAGTTGTAGGGCATTATATATTTTTGGCATAATTTATATATTTTTGACGAAGTTATATATTATTATCTAATGTTTTTAAAAGGACTACGAGGTTTTTGCATTGTGTTACTATTCGAGTATGATGTGCCATAATGTCGAAAAGGACTCACTCTCAATTTAACATTTTTATTTGACTTTTCCAAATTACCATCCTCTCTTTCAACACGTTTTGTATAACCTCTGTTTGATTCTTGTACTTTTGCAAATGCTACTAATGCACAAAATGCTACAATTCTATCGACGTTCAATCCATCACGATATGCAGCCATTTCTTTAAGTAACATAATATCAGGTATTCTCTCAACACCGTATGTAGTTTTTACAATGGTTCCGTCTGTTTTTGTTTCATGATCCAGTTCTTCTTCAAGAAACTGTTTACCATACGGAATTATATTTACCTTAAACATGGTTCCCACGTTCTTCCAACCATACTCTTGAAACACATTCATGTTTGCTTGTATTTCTTTTAAGAACATAATTTGTGTTTTTGGAACTAAGTACTTTTGCTTCCTGCGTGCGATCATGTGTTGAATAAAGGCGCTGACGTTGTTTTCACAGATTGTCCAAGCATTATACCATTCTATAATGAGTTCGAGTCTTTCGTGCGTTTTATTTAAGTCATCAAATCTTCCGCACCATGCTGCAACAATTCTGTCGCGTTCAATTGTAGATTCAATCGAACCATCTGCTTTGTGTGTGGTTATTTCTTGTGAAGTTTTGTATATGTAAATAGAACATAAAGAGTCAGATGTATTTGTTTTACCTTCTGCAACTGGATCGACAGATGCATAGTATATTCCAAATCCTGGATCTTTTATAGGTCTTTCCCATACAACAAGTACGCCTTCTTTATCTTGTGTTTTTGGAGATAGTGGAAATTCTGATATTGGAATTTTTCTGGATTCTTTTGCAGTTACTTTACCAGTTTCATCGCGTGATAATTCTAAAAACTCTTTATAATATTCTCCTTCTTCGATTCTTCTTATTTGTTGTGTAACTAAATGTAATGGAAATACAGATTTAGTTCTATGTGCAAATGCTTCTTCAATGTTAATAGGTTTCTGAGAAATACGAAGTTGATAGTCGTCTGGTTTTAATTTCTTTTTCCAATCTATTCTTTCTTCAAGAATCATTTCTAAAGCTCTCTCTACCTGAGAGTTACCATATTCATCTATACACGGAAGCATTGACCATTGCTCAGGAATAAACAATCCACATTGTGCAATCTCACCTTTGTCGTTTAACAGATTAGTTTCAACAGCAAGTACATCTTTACTGTCAGGATTTAATAACATCTCTCGTAATGGTTCACATTGAGCAAGATCTCCCACAGATCCAGCAGCAATAAACTGACCGGTGTATACCATACCTGATTTCATTGCTGGAAGCAAGTATTCCATGGTTGTATTCATCTTTGGAGCAATACCTGCTTCCTCATGATAAAACAACGTACATGGTCCCCCAACTCCATTAGTAGGATCTTTATCAAGTACTAATCCAAAGATAACAGACTTTAATCCAATGTCACGTTTTTTACCACCTTGATTGATTTCAATTTTTTGTTCCCAGTTGAGAACTTTATCTGGAGTACATGGTCTGTACCATGCAGTATATGTATTAAGAAAGTTTCGATATTCTTCGAGAAAACGCCATGTACCTTTTTCACTAATATAGTCTTTAAGTGAACCTGCCATTTTACTGATTGATCCTTCTTCAAACCAAAAGTAGTTAATCATTTTTGCACCATGGTAATAACTGGATGCTATCTGACGTTTCTTTAATATAACAGCATGCTTGTATGAATGTCTTCCAATCTCCTCGTAAAGTGCCATATGATACTGAGCATCTCTGACTTTAGCAAAACCAAATCGTGCTTCTTCTTTATCGTAGATTGGTAAAAAGTTTAACCACATGTAGTATTCTCTGGCTAAATACCAAGTCTTGGTACCATTTTTATAGATTACACCATTTCTACACTTTGCCTTTTGGTCATCCCAGTATGCAATGTAATCTTTAGAACGCATTGGAGCAATGCAGTATACTTTGTTATTTTTATTAAATAATACTGCTTGCTCATTAAATTTCTGAGAACACTCATCAAATTCATACTGACCTGGTTCTTTAAATACAGACCACATAAATTTTACAAATTCTTCTCTTGTTGCAAATTCTGTTGTTGACCATGCGTCAGTTACATAATCATATGTTGGTACATTTATATACATTTAAAAGTATTAAGAATTTTCAAGAGTTCTGTAATGTCTGTATGTTGATAAATATTGTGTTCATGCAGAGTACCATTCCAATATGCAGCATGGTCTTCTCTGTGAAAAGCATTCCAAAAACCAGTATGATGGTTGTAATGAAACATCCAGTTATATAAAGCGTTGTCTTTCATGATATTACATTTGATCGTAAGCAACTTGTTGTCCACCTCTTACTTGAGATTTTTGCTCTTCCATGAGGTCTTTGTACGCACCTTTAAACGATATTCTAATCTGCTCAAACTTTGCCGCAGCATTAACCATAGAATTAATATTTCCATCCCTACCATGTTCGATAGGAGTAGTCTCCATATACCTTCCGAGACGATCCAACATACTTTTGATACCCATGTACGCGCGAAACGTAGGGGTTTCATACAATTTGCTACAAAGTTTGAGAGCTTCAATGATAAGATCATCTTCAGTACTAAAATTGACATTAAGCTGCGAAAGTATAAGTTCTTCTTTTTCATGTTCTTGCGTATCAAAATAAGGATTCATATCAGGATTTGGACATGTCATATAAAATAGATACGCAAATACATTTTGATAATCATCCGGATAGGCGTCAATTATCATCTTTAAATCTCTCAGTACATAACAATGTTCACTTGGAACAACTGTTCCATTTTGAATATCAAACAGTCTTACCATTTTTTTATTTTTTAGTTACAGCATTTGGATTATCCTTATACCAGTTTAAAATATCAATCACTTCTTGCTTAAGATATGGAAGCTCGTACACTTCTATATCACGAATAATTGGATCACCTTCTGCTGATGTTTTTAAAATTGGATAACCATATTCATCTTTTGCATCTTCTTCTTCAAAAGTAATATGATGTATAATCAACTTACCTGGTTTTAAATTAGGATTATGCTTCAGTATAATATACATATAAATACTGAGTTGTAGATTATAATGGTTTAAATTACAGTCATCTAAGTGAGAAACTGGACCAAGCATTTTTTTCGAAATACCTTCCCAGTTTACAAAAGAAGTCTTGTCAATTTTTTTATTAGTCTTATAATCAGTTATATGCACAGTGTTATCAGCAACTTCCACAAGATCTGATTGACCACATATACTTGCTGATTTTAAATAAACCATATGTTCTGGAAAAATACCATTAATCAACTTTTGCAGTGGCGCCAGTTTTTTACCCAATCCATCAAGTAATGGTTTAATAACAGGTAACTCTACATCATGTCTAACCATTGTATCACAACCTACAATATCTTGTTCGCGCTGATCGTGATACCAATTACCTAATGCACATGCTCTATCTGACTCACGTTTCCACGCTTTCTGAATTTGTTCAGGAGTCATTCCTTTCCACTTGTTGTCTTTACGTGTATTTTTAGAACACTTAAGTGCAATTGCTTCAGAATCAAATGGTTGCTTTAAACTACTAAGTAATGTAGTTACTGATATCCATTTGGTCTTATCTTCTGGATCTATCGAAACGTAAGAATGTGTTGCTGCTTCAAATAATATTGCCATAATTATTCTTTGATTTGTTTTAAAAGTGCTTGTTCTTCTGCTTCAGTAAGTTCTGCTTTCCAAAATCCTTTTGGACATTCAGATGCAAGTGATCTTGTTTTCAACTTTAAAGAACATCCACATTCAGAACAGCAAGGTTGTGTTGTAGGTACTGCACATGAGTTACCAACTTTATCAATAAACTCGCAACTATTACATATTTCATTTCTAAAAAATGCAATATTTTCTACGTGTGCTGTCTTGAACATATTGTTCTTGATACCTTCCATAATCAACCCACGATTTTTCCAGATTCTAATTGGATTTGCCATCTTTAAATTCTTGTTTTTTAAGTTTGACTTCTTGTTTTCTGTTCTGTTCTGATTTCATTAACTCTAATAACTGCAGGTAGTCTGCAATATCTTTTCGTTTTTGAATTATCAACTCATATGTTTGTACTGAAATATCAATATCTGTTTCAATTTTTTGTACAAATAATATACTTTTTTTAATTTTTTCTTCTAACGCTTTTCGTTTAATCACAAATGTTCCCAGATTGGGAACAACAATAGAGTGATGTTTAACAGCAGATAGTTTCTTTTGCACCGTTTTATAATAGAAAGATACAATTTCATCAACTATTTGAACAGGTAAATCTAAATCTGTTGCTGTCTTCTCTACTATTGTTTTACGCTTTATTGGATTCAACTGCTAAATAATTATAGTCTAACAATATGTTACCTTTTGAATGCACATCAATATCAGGATTTAAACTAATAACCTTTCTACCGGTTTTAGATTTTACCACAATATTTCTTTTTTCTAACTTTACAATTCTGTTACGTACGTTTTGTGACCGTACAGATAAGTCTTCTGGAGCTGTTTCAGGATACAATTGTTTTGCAGCATTCATGCAAAAACCTACTAACTCCATTGGTCCCCACATCACAAGCAATATAAGTATATCTAAATCAGAAGGAATAAGATGTTCTTTTTTAAAGAACACTATTTCTGTTATTAGTTGATACTTTATTACATCCGGAGTAGTTACTCTTAGTTTCTTTGTTACTTTTTTTACTTCCATTATTTGTTTCAAATGTTGGTTATTTCATACATATTGTATGATTTTGTACAATATATTATACATTCTTGTGGAGGTGAGGGGAGTCGAACCCCTGTCCAAACCATGATCAATAATACAATTTATACAGCTTTTAGGTAATCAACTCAGTTGACGACTCCACCACTCTGTTTAATCTAACAGAGAAATCTTTTTAATTTAGGCTGCTACAGCAACTTCTTCTCCTAATAAAGAGAATACTTTGTTCATGTTAGCTTCGATTTGTGCGTTATCTCCTTGAGACACTACACGCAAGTTAGTATTGCCATTTAATTAATTCACCTTAGTTTACAGTTATCTCTCTGGCTGATTGTATTACCTACTAATGACCTGTCAAAACCAGTCACCCCCAGGTTATTGTTTTCTATCCAATGATATGTTTTTACAAAATCTTATCTCTTTATTATTTAATGTCCAAATTTCACCATCATCCATTGCACATGTAAATAACAAGTCATGTTCTTGTGAATAATCAATTACAAGAAACGCATATCCTTCCATGTTGTCAGATACTCTTTTTATAGGTATCATTGGATCTAATTGTAATATCATACTCTTATCTTTAGTTGCAGGGGAGGGATTCGAACCCTCGTCATTTGGCTTATGAAACCAAGCTGGAACCATCTCCAGTCCACCCTACGATGTGTGTAGTTTTTTGAATACCCCCAGAACTACTAACTGTGCTAACCTACGATTTAGAGGACATCCACGCCAACATCATTATGTTTGACATTATGATCTGTAATTCCTGTCTTCGATCCTGTGCGCACCAGACTGCTTACTTAGAATACTCGTAATCGAGTATTTGACCTACTAAATCAGATCTGTGATTTTCTTTAAGTTTTATCCACTTAATTCCATCAATCTTCTTTGATAATTCAATAGCATAAGATAATCCAGTAACCGATTCTCTTGTGTCTTGCTGTTCATTGTCACCGTTGATTACAATCTTACCTGTTTTACCAAGTCTTGTGAGAATAGCAAGCATTTCTGCTTTGGTAAGATTCTGTGCTTCTTCTACAATTAAAACATCATCAATAGTTTTACCTCTAATAAACTGTACTGGAAGAGCGTCTATTCTACCTTCTTTAACAAAAGCATCAATCTTTATAGGATCCATGCATTTGTAGAGATTCTCAATAAGTGCTTCCATGTAAGGATTAAACTTATCTTCTAAACTCCCTGGTAAAAAACCTAACGATCTTCCCACCTCGATTGCAGAACGTGTTACTAAAATCTTTTCACATTGTTTTTTATTCAAAAAATCAATAGCAGTTTGTGCACCTACCAATGACTTTCCAGAACCAGCTCTACCAGTAACTATAACAATCTGATTATCAATAATTAACTGTTTAGCTTGTTTTTGTTCTTCATTAAGAGTGACATTATATTTAATCTCATTCTTTCTTGCTCTGTTTGGTTCTTTCATTTTTGTTGTTTTTGACTGTAAACACCTATACCTTAACACCGCCTACGCCTCTTGACTGGATTCAGAACTGCCGGGAACTGCCCAACAGCGATAGGATTTCACTTGTATTTATGCAGCCGGATTATTACCAGATGATTGCAATATCACCTTCACTAATCATCATGTAAAGGACTTTCTCAATTTCAACAAGCTCTGCCTGTTGTAAACCAAAGGTTGGTACATACACCTTGTCGCCTACTGCAACTTCTTCAACGTCTTCTCCAACAGCAAACACTTCAAGTGCTGTCCATTGTTTCATTGCTGCTGCGTCTAACGCTGCTTCAGTTTCTGCAGTAAGTTGAATTGAACTTTCTTTCTTTACCGGCTTAATAAGTAGAATTCTTCTACCACGTAACTTTTTAAATAATGCCATTATTTCAAAATTTTGTCTATGTTATTAATTGTTTTTGTTGTTTCTGCTCTGCTGCTTTCAACAGCTGTAAGTTCTTCAGATAACTCTTTTAACTTGTCTTGCAAATGAACCGCATACATTTTTTGCTCATCGTGCAATTGTCTTAACTCATCCTGCATTACGGTGAATACATTTAAGATTCTATTTTTCTTTTGAAGGAGAACAGCGCTTGTGATTGGTTTTTTAGCAAACATCTTAATCCTTTTTTAACTTTCTAACTTTTTCGTCTTCTTCTTCCGGTTGTTCAGGAGCAACTTGTGGTCTTGGATTACTTACCAAAATTTTGTCACCAACCTTAACTCCGTTTTGTACTAACTCTGGATTAGCGTCTAAATCTTCTTGAGTTACTTCATGCTCAACTTCATTTTGATTCTGAGAAGTTGGATCTTGCATTTGTGCCATCAAGATAGTAGCTTGAGTTCGTTGTGCTTCGTTCTTAGCAATTTCTGCTTGTAATGCAGATAAATCACGTCTTAAAGTAGCAACTTCAATTTGTTCTTTGTACCAAGCAATGATCTGGTCCTTTGTTGGTTGTTCTGGTGCTTTTGTTTCTGTATTCATATTTATTAAGTTATTAATTACATGACAAATATATAAAGAAAAGTTTAACTTTTACAAATTTATTTTATATTTGTAGAAATTTAAAACAAATATAACAATGGTAACAGTACTTAAATTTAGCGC